TGAGGGTTGCCGTGGAGGTATTACTACAACCACAGGGTTCCCCATTAACCAAACGACATACCCTACAACCCGGTAAATCGGTGGTAATGGTATATCCCTCATAACTATTTATTTCCACTAAAACCCCCAATTGAATAGGGGGATTTATTTGGGCGATGATTTCCATTTGTTGTGTTCCTTTGCGGTTATTTCGACTATTACCCCCTCCAACTCCCTCTCCGCGGTGCTTCTAAACCTATATATGCGTTGTGTCAGATAGTAGGGTTTGCTGGCATCGGTTCGCAATCTCTCAATTACCCAACGACCATCTAGTGGGGTAATACGCCACTCAGGCAGATTATTCTCCGGGGTATTTTTCATCCCTAAACTCGAAGTTTTGAATGTTACATACCCTAAGTCTACATATTCCCTCAATGTTAACCCATAACACCTTGTGGTCCGCCCTTAATAATACCTCCACCTGTTCGGGACCGTTTATATCCAACATCTCTGTTACTTTTATTTCCATATCTTTTTTGGTACGATTCTTACGTCTCATTTGGTAGTTGCAATTTAAGCAACGACGATGCATATAACCTGGATCGGATTTATAAAGGGGAGTGTGAACCTGAATGTTCCTTTCCTTACTCCACTCCCAATCTTGGGTTGCCAGGATATCACCACATTTAGGGCATTTCATATCTTAAAAAGAAGAGGAGAGGGATTTCTCCCCCTCCCCTCCTAGTACCTATGAAACTATTTAAGCCTCTTCCTCCTCGAGTTCCTCCTCTTCCTCCTGGTTTTGGGCCGCAGCCTGTGCCTTTACCTTTTGACCGGTAATAGCCGCATGTTGCTCCCTATAGGAGGTACGAGCCTGGGTGACAAAGTCATTCAGACCTATCTTCACCTCCTTGATAGCATAACTCGCTACCTTGTCCATGGAGTCCACAAACTTATCCTCCGAGGATTTCTCGGATCGGTTAAGTTGGGGCTTCATTCCCACCTTACGCAGATCCTTGATTTTCCATACCTGCCCTGTTTCAGGATTGATCTCCTCGTTTAGGCAGGCTTCCACCTCCTCGGGGTGATCTTTCACCCTCCAGATAACACTTAACTCATTGTTAAGCGTGGGAACCTCCAAACCCCTATAATCAATAAGAGCTTGTTTGAGTTCCTCCTTGGTGGTACCATTCTCAATGACATATTGAACGGCTTGGGGGAAGTATGCCTCGTATTGTCCGAAGGCATTTTTCCACTTGGTCATCAGGGTGGCGAGACCCTTACTTACGGCAACCGTTTTGGGCTCGGCTTTCTGCTCTACCTGCTCGTCGACCTGCTCCTCGGTCTCCTCCTCCACCTGAGGACGGGCTCTATTCTTCATTACCACTTTTGGCGGCATAACAAATATGTACCTTTCTTATTTCAATGAACTACTGCGATTTAATAATCGTTATTAAACCGTCCCTTAATATAACCTCATATGTATCAAATGTCAACATCTATTTATCATAAGGCTATCTAAATATAATTTCTTATATTTATTTACCCAACCTCCATAGGTTTTTGCCGTATTAGCTTCAAGCATTTTATTACCATTACTTTTACGGTTACCTTCAAGAGAAGAATTAAGCCATTCCAATCTAGCTTTTTCCCTAATCTCCTTTTGAACTTCTTTTGGTAAATCTCGTATAGAGATATTCATTATTTCAACAAATCCTCCTTAATCGAGTTATAAGACACCTCCGATAGGTAGCCATTATCCATACAGGATTTAATCATCCTAACAAACAACTCTGGACTTTGCCTACATATCTTTCTACTATCCTGTACCCATACCAAATCTGCATTGGGAGCAATATAACTGGTATCCTTTTTCTCCTCCGGTTTTGGCACCACCTTTAACTCGGGCTTGGAGGTCATACCGGCCAACAATTCTGGGGCATTAACCACTCCCTCTGCCTTATCCTTCTCCAATTGCTTTCGTAATCTTTCTGCCTTATGATCTACCGACTCCTTACCTTCCACAATATTCTTAATCTTCTTATCACTCATGGATGCCCTAATCCACATGGCATTAAAACTTTTGCAATTTAGAAGATCATTATAATTCTCTTTAGTTCTACAAGCCACCTTGGCAATTCGAGGAACCAAAGAAGAAAAGGAATGATACTGAGTTTCCTCCTCTGACCCCTTACCATATTTTTCTCCTGCGGGTATACAATAAGCTTTACAAAAACTTCTCCTTAACATTCCCTTAATTTTAACTTCCCCATATCCATATTTAACATGTGCCTCGTGGGCATCATTACATATATTAATCATGTTTTGTCTATCATTTATGGTATAGGCACTTACTGATAAATCAAGCTTTGCTTGCACCGCCAATAAAGTGGTATCAGTATACCTGGGATCAGTATTGTCCCTTATATCAGTCAATTTAGACGTTTTTACTTTGGTCATGTTATTTCAAAGAACTTAATTATGTGAGGTAATTTCTTTATATACCTCTTGTACACTTTTTCCACTATTTCTATATTTCTCAAAAAGAGGTTGAGGAATAAAGGCAACGGTAACCGCCATCTTTATTATTTCCTCAAACTCCTTAAGAGTTACCATTGGATTAGCTTTCGCAAATTCGGCGACTGTCTTGTCCATCCTCCTTTGCATTGCCTCCTTATCTTTCTTACCCATAATATAATATAACCCCAAAAGGGGATAAAGTCAACTACTATTTTTATCCATAAATCTCTGAATTCAGAGATTTTTTTGCCCTCTACCAATTAATAACGATTATTAATTTAGGCTATAGCCCCACACTTAATACAGTAACCCTCAGTTAGTCCCGTCGCTTGATTAGTGCGTACATCAAATAAATGATCGCATTCTAAACCATGTAGCCTTTGTCTTTCGGGGTTATCGGGGGTATGTCTTTTTACCTCCTCCCCCAGCCAATAACGTTTCAGATACTGTACCTTAGCACTATGCCTATACTTGTCCGATTTCAGCAATTCGATGGTCCGATCTACTATCTCCTCTACCAGCTTAGTTGATACCGGTTTGTCCACATATTCCAGCAACATGTTGCCAAAGTCCTCATCGAAGGGATCCCGCCAAGCTGTGGTAAAATTAATCATAATCGTCATCCTCCAGGGGAGCCCTACGTAGGAAATAAATAATTATCCCTGCCATAATTATCCAAAGTAAAATGGCTCCCCCCAATACCCAGCAACACCAACACATATTAATCATTAGTCAAGGGCATCATGTATTCCTTTTTACCTATATTTTTACCTATCTTTTCCTCAATGGCCAGTACCACCTTGATGGCCTCCTCTATTCGAGGATCTCCCTCCTTTAATTCGGCACTACCATATTGCCCTCCCAGCAAATGCACCACCGCTAATACCCTGTTGTAGGGATCTGTTTTTATGATTTCCATACCACCTCCTTTGTGGGTTGTTGATTTTGCCAATAAAATCTTTTCCGATCATAAATGGTAATCCAGTATCGAGCAATCATGATGGCATCAATTACATCATCACTGGCGGTACGGGCCAGTCGTTTAGCTCCCTCCCCAAAGTAATGAATAAATTGATTTCGGGTTACATTTTTGGGGGTGGTACCCTTCCATTGCATGGGGGTCCACAAAACTATATGCTCATTTTTGATGTTTAACTTACCCGCCAGGTATCCCACCATACTGGATAGATTAAGGGTATGATTTTGCTGTGCCGCAATTTTACCCCTCATACTGTTAAAAAAGGTGGGCCATTCACTAACAAAATGGGTGGGAGTAATTCCCTGTAATCCCAGGGAGGACTCCAATTGTAAAAAGGCTTGCTCCCACCGATACTGTATGGACTTGGTGGGATGCATGGTTATCAGTTCATAGTTCCATAGTCGATCATTTCTAATATCATAGTAATCACTACCCTCGGCTTCATTTAGATTTACCGTAGCCCAACCCATGGATCTTACACTGGGATCCAGGGATAGTAATATGGGCAGATTTGTCTTTTTCATATAGTTCCTTACCCAATTTAATAACCGTTATTAATTCTCGTCTAAACTCCTCCTTATTATGATGTTTTATCTCCGCTACCTCGGCAGCATTCTTAACACTGACATATAACTTGGCTCTTAGGGGTATATTATTAAATAAAGGAGAAAATCGTTCCTCCATATTGAACAATAGGTCCTCCAATAACCTCACAATTTGATATTCCGGCAATCCCAGACTAATTCTACCCGCGCATTCATCATGGGTGGTACCCGTTAATACCCCAAAGGAGTATAATTTCTTATAGGGATGATATATAGCGGGATGCCAGGTCTCGGAATAACGATCTAATTCATGTAGGGTTCTATAGTTAGCCACCGTCATGGCTTTGGGTATACTCCCCGTCCCACATCCCTGGATAAGATACGCCACCACCTTGTAGGCATCATTCACATCCCCGCTATAAATGTGTCCAAAGGGATCTTTGATATATCCCTCCCTTATAATGGTCTCCCTAACTATAGCTTGTAGTTTTCTAATAGCGGGACAGGCTCTATGTACCTCCTCAAATAGTTTTCGAGCCTGTTCCTTACCCATCCCCACATTGGCGGCAAACTTATTGGATCCCATACCAAAGTTTAACGCCAGTTTAATCGTCTTGTACTGTTTGTAAATACTCCAGGCAGGATTTACTCTGCTGGTTTGCCTATCTAGGGTCTCCTTATCAAAGTTGGTATGTAGTATCTCATTACAAATCCAAACATACTCATTCCAATTTTCATCTTCCCTATAGGCTTGCTCCCTGATCAGGTCCTTACTAGCCCAGATGTGGGCCACATTTTCGATTTGTGTGGAATCCAACCAAAATCCCAGCCATCCGGGAGGTACCAGTTGAATTACCTTGCTTCTCTTGTTTTGGTTTTGGAAGTTAATCTTATACTTGCTACCACTTCGAAATCTTCGGGTCCGTGCGGCACTTAGGTAGTAGGCTTTGGGAATCGAAACCTTACTGTTAGGGGTTTGCCCGTTACCCTCACCTGAATCCCCTGTCGATTTAGTACCATCTGTAACATTGCCAGAAGGTATATCGCCGATTGTCCCCCTATGGTTAGTTCCATTTCTTCGCTGTTCGAATTCTCCAGCTCGAAGATAACTTCTGAAGTATCCAATAACCTTGGTGATGTCATAAACCTGGTAGGAAGCATATATTAGCCAATCCCTCAACTTTAGGGTTTTGGGATCCACCGTAATATCCTCTATAATTTGTAGTTTGTCTGATTTACGTAGTAGAAAATTACCCGCCTCTGATATAACAAATTCCAATTTAAAGTACTCATGTAGGAAGGCGGTTAGTTGCTTATTACTGGCAATGTTAGGTATTTTTCCGTTGGTTCGTCGAGATGCCTCCCTTACCCATCCCTCCTTTTGCCCCTCCAACTTGGTAATTTCTGCCTTGATTTGTTCGAGGTCGATATACTCCCTACCTAACCATACCATCTCATGTAGAGGCTCCCCCATAGCAAGTTCTAAATGGGTATATACCTCCCAATGTCGAGGATGTTGTACTAACTCCCATAATACCCTGAATACATTTCGGGTTTGGGTAACATCATGCTTACAATACCTTTCCAATATATCGCTGGGTGCCGTGTACATGAACTTCTTATCCAACGTACCCCTAATTAACCATTCATTTAACTGATATTCCGGTTCATGCCAGGCATCCTCGATGGATTGTCCCATATCCAGTATTAGATTTACCGCCTTTAGGGAATAACTGGGAAAGGTGGGATGTACCGTTTTTAATGCTAGGTACATATCAAATCGATTAATGGGATTTACCCACATACCATGCCTCCATAACACTAGATCATCGAAGTTAATCCCATTGTAGCTCACCTTAATAATTTTGGGATCTCCCACTAGATTTGCAAAAGCCCTCCTTTCTTTTTTATCATTCAAATCTACCAATTCTGGGGTACCCTCTAATCCCACCTGAAATGCTAGCATTTTTAGTTTACAATAGGGCGCATATACACTGGTGGTTTCTATGTCATAGAATACAATTCCCTTTTCGGGTATGTCCTTAAGGTATATCATGATTGTCCTATCGTGGGAGTATCCTCCTCTATGGGCTGTTCCGGCATATGTTGTAAAACTATTAATACCTTTTCTATTGCTTCTATTGCCTCTTCCCGGGTTCCTCTATAGGTACAGTAATAACCCTTGGATTTCCACCCTCCTATACTAACCCGCAAACATATGGGATCTCGAGGTAATCGAGTAATGGATACATTGGTCATATCAAAATATCCCCTCCAGTACTAATCCCAATCTATATAGGGCGGTTAGTTCCTCCATTACATCCAGGGCATCAGATAAACTGGTAAAGTATTTATTCATAGTGCTTCCTAGAAACCTAATTCTAAAACCCCTCCTACACCTAACCACATACCACCTTCTTTTAAAGGGAGGGGGAAATTTTCTACTAAAGGCTGCAATTCGGGTCATAATCCACTTTGCCAAAAATGGTGCCAGTTTCTATACATGGGTAAGGTGTAATCAATTTTAATATCGATTTGAGCCTCCTGTGCCGCCTTACCCAATATTCGGGTTATATCCACAAATAGGGAGGGATCATACAGAGCCGCATCGGGCACATTGGTAATCCAAGCATGATTTACTCCCGCCTCCATAAATCGGGGTTTTACTCCCCAATAGGTACCTACCCTTTTCTTTAGAACCGAACCTTTGGTAAGACATTCACTGGCCAATTTACCCATACCCACCACTGAGCAGGGTTTATTAGCTATCATGAAATCCTTTAGGACCTCAATATGGGGTTCCAGAAATCTTTTTCGTTCCCATGCCTTACTGGGTATATGCTTAAGGTTTCCCTCAAACACATAGGTATGTATCCACCTATCCCGGGGAATGGATAATCGTTTAATCATCCAAACCAGGAACTGTCCCCCGTCATGTACCAGGGGTGTTCGTTCCCTTATCTCCTGCCAACTCCGGGTCTCCAGTACTATTAGTAGCTTCGGTTGGGGTAGATTCTGCACGTAATTTGCCGGTTCTAATATTCCTATGGGTTACCATGCTTTGTAGAGTCTCCTGAATAAAACCCAAACCCTCGGTTACCTTTCGAGGTCTAACTCCTTTGGACTTTGTTGCGCGAGCTATTGCCCTCAGGTAATATTCATTCAGAGCCTCTATTACTAGATTCAATTCCCTCGGATTTAAAACTAGGTTCTCCCTTTCTATATTCATCTATAAGTTCCTGTAAACTTTTATGAAGATTTCTTTCCGGTTCTCCATAGGCCTCGGGGAATCTTTGTTTTAAGAATTCCAGAGCCGTAATGGTCTCCTTTATTGATATAATTAGATGTGAGATCATATTTTAAACGGGGGAGTTTTCTCCCCCGTTCTGTACCTAATTTAATAACCGTTATTAATAGGGCGTATTCTCGCGATAGGCCTGAATTACCTCATTATCACATTCCCCCTGGATGGAGAAATGTTGATAATCCACTCCATTGTAATGTTGATAGGTTACCTTGAGATTAACTCCGGGTTTTTCCTTGGTTATAGCCTCAAAGGTGGCCTCCAGATTCTCATCGAAGTCCTCATCCACGGCGGGTATCTCATATCCCAATCGAGCCAGATCATTACCTAGTGCCCTAATACCCCCCATTACCGGATCTCCATCCTTGTTTATTAACATTCTCCAATCCACCAATTGATTTGCCTCGGAGAAGTCCTCCCCACATAGTTCGGCATTAATCCTAACTGATTGTCCCTTGGCATCGGGAGCCTGCAATACAAAGGATCTTATCAATGCCTCATATACCCCCGCTTTAACGTTGGTAGCATTATTGGACATGGGTACCGCGGCAAAGGCCTGAGCCAATGCACTTTTCTTTGTCGGTTTGGCCATGGTTTTAATCATCTTCTTGGGTGGAGGAGCTACCTCTTCCTCCTCGATTTCCTCGTCATCCTCCTCCTCGGCCATCTTGGCTATGGGTACCATCTTCTTTTTGGGAGGAGTGGGACGAGTTTCCTCCTCCAATTCCTCCTCCAATTCCTCCTCCTCCACGGGTTCGGGAGGGGCTACCTGTTGTTTGGGTAATATCTTACTTAGCTTCTTTTTGGGTGGTAACATGTTTTATTTCCTTTGTTGGTTTTGCTACACTGGTGGTGGTCTCATCATCGACCCCCACATACAGTCTAACAAATTCTCTTTCCGCATTTTGTCCCGCTTCGGGACTGTTCGTAAAAAATGATTGCCATTGTTTCCAGGGAGGATTATCACTCTGTGCCGTGGGAGGAGTTACAATATACTTGTTGGGTATATACACCTTTCTTATACGGGTTCCAGCCATGAGGTAATCACTACCATCGAAGGAGATCATTCTATCCCTATCCTTATTACCCCTTCGTTTCCTGCTAAAGAATCCATGCATAATCACATCCGATTGGGTGTGACAGAACTTTTGCACCCCTCCCGGCAGGCTGGTTTCCTTTTTAGGACGACCCCCCATGATTCGAGTTTCATCGGAACCCTTTTCGGTACTATGGGTAATTACCGCCACTCCACAACCCAGTTTTACCAGTCTATTGTAAAACATTCGTATGGGTCTGGTTTGTAATAAATCCCATCCTCTACCAAAATCTCCCCCCTCCGAGGGATGGTCCACATGTGCCAGGGCGCAGTAGTGATCCGAGGCCATCTTAGTTGCCATGTCTATGGTATCCACCACCACCATGCTATAAGGACATTGATTTTCGAGTTCCTCCAATAACTCCATAGCAGAGGTGTAAACTATACCATCCTCGTCTTGATCCCATCCCAATTTCCTTTCCTTAAAACTTCTATCCCAGGAGGTAATTACCACCTTGGGACAATCCACCTCGGCATAACCCGCCTCAAAGGCCAATAGACAGGTATCAGGGCATCCCGAGAAGAAGGTGGTCTTACCCCATTTAGGGGGTCCTATCAACATATACTTCAAACGTTCTGGACGCCATACCGTGGGTTTGCTACCCAGGGGTAAAATACTACTATCCCGAGCTTTGTCTAATATTCTCAACTGTTGTGGCTGTGGCATGATTTAATAATGGTTATTAATCTAATATAACCTATTATGGGTAAAAAGTCAAGTTCCGTTTATTCACGGAGACAACTTCTTCCATAGTTCTTCGTTTCTAACTAACTCCACCACCGTTTCATGCCCCTCCCTAGCTTGATTCCAGGTTTCATAACGCCATTGATAATCTAGGGCTTCCTCTAAATTCTCTCCCTTAAAAATCATGGTTTCAAACCATTTGGGTGATCCACCAAATCCATGATCTACACATAGAAAAACGGTGCTAACTAATAATCCATTAACCATATCTCTTCCCACCCTTCTATTCTCGATTACCTTCCACCATTCCTCCCATTCCATTATTCTCTGATGGGAAATTCTAACCACGTTGTGTTGCTCATCCAGCATCGCCAGGTAGGACAGATGCCGGTCAGCATAGTTGGCAAACTCCTCAAACGTTTTGCGAGGGATCAATTCATCTTCGTCCATATTCATTATTCTATAGGTGTTTCAGTGGGTAATAATTCTTCATGTTTTACTTCTCGGGTATCATATTCGGCCAACATAAGGGGTCCATCTTTGCATAGGGGTAGGAATTCACAAAAACTACCATAAATATGACAATGCCCGGTATTCATGGACATGGATAATGCCTCGCAAAGGGAGGGGTTTACCTTGGAGCTTCTCATGTGTCTAAACATATTAATATGAGGATCTAACATCTCCTTTTCGAATCGTTCCAACATTCCCGTTTGTAGGGGCATACGTTGTCTATAGAAGAATTTAGGTCTTTGGGCCCAGAAATCATCCTTTACCCTTGCCAGGTAAGCCTCCCTCGATTCCTTCTCCTTGGTTTTCTTATTTACCTGGGAGATTTTTAATTGGGTTTTTAATAGTCCGTTAGCCATGGTACCCATCGGTCTTATACCCGTGGCCCTCCAGTATAACCAACAGTAGAATAGAAACTGAAATCTAAAACTCCAGGCATCCAACATTTGGGCATCAAATCTACCCGCCGTCTTAAAGTCCCAAATAAATATCCCATCCTTAAGTTTAGGGTGGGCCACCAGATCAATTCTACCCGTTAGTTTCATACCCCTCCAAACAACCTCATAATCTGTTTCCGTGGAAACCACCTTCATGGCACAATCCTCCCCATGATAATGCCATCGATAGGCATTAAAGGCTATTTGTACCTTAGCCCTCACAAACTCGATTTCCTCCCTTACCCCGGGAGCCAGCAACATTTCCCTAGGAAAAACCATTTGAGGAACCTCTATAGGATGGCCTCTAGGATGGTAAACATATAATCCCTCCCCATATAATCGAGCCAAAGCCCCATGCATTAAACTACCATAAATAATATGATAATTAGGAACCCCCCTTCTATCCAACATTAGAGCATATCGATAATACCACTTCCGGGGACATGCGGCCCGGGTCATTATCTCACTTTGGGTAATTATATTATAGAGGGATACCTGTACGGCCCTCTGATCAAAGGGAAAACTCTCTTGCTTCATAAACGATTAATCAATTGCTTTCCTCTTTTTATTACCAAATCAATTTGGGCTGGAGTAAATCCATACTTTTTGATAATTTCAGAATGAGGCATACTGTAGCTAATTGCCAACAGTATAAGTTTGATTTCTTTTTTAGTTAATTTCACCATTTTAATAACCGTTATTATTTGTTAGTACGACGAGCCAACTCCTCATTAACCTCCCCCAACATAGGAGTCACTTCCTCCCTTATACCTGCTATACCTCCAGCCAATGCCAATCCCGTACCTAACATAGCCAATTCATCATTATTGAAGGGTTTAAATCTATTACTCATAAATCTCTCTTATACTCCTCACATATTTTGGTGGCAATTTCAATCAGGATGGTTTCCTGATTTTTGTTCTCATCTATTTTTTTGTGAATGGAGGAATCGGGGAACTTGTCCGTGGCGAATCTATAATAGTATGAACTTTTTGAAATGCTACTCTTACGGTTGGTCCTACCCCTTGCCTGCTCATAACCCAGGGAAGAAAAGTTAGTCGAATAAAATAGACTATACTTAACATTCGCGAAATCATTAAGACTCGCACCACTTCCAATGGTAGCGATGGTAAGGGGTATTTTTCCACTACGCCAGCCCGAAACATTAAAATGGTCATGGCTTGTAAGTAGTGTACTTTTGCCAGGTAGTACGCCAGATAACATCTGGGCCGAGTAGACAAACCCCGTCCATATGATAGCCCTTTCACCGGCATCCAACAATTCTGCGCATATCTCCTTGAGTCTATGTAATTTAGATGAATTAACACCCAGGTAGTTTTTCTCAGATACCTTAACAAATCCATCCGATATTTGTTGTAGTTTGACCACCAATGACATTGCATTTTTGATCTGTAAGACCTCTCCCCTGTTTTCCAATAACCAATTCTTAACCAATTCATGTTTGAGTTCCAGTTGTTCCGACGTGGGATCCACATTTATTTTTATGTCCCTTATAATCCGAGACTCTTTAGGGAAGTATACATCAATGTTATTTACCAGTTTTTGTTGTATGGATTGCAGAGCACCCTTCTTAGGAAATCTCTCCAAAAAACCCGCATAGTTGGTAAGGGGTATTTCAAACTCCTGTCTAAAGCCCGTGAGGCTGGAGGATAATTTCTTATCCAAATTCAATGCCCTTGCCTGTCCATATACATCCTCTATGTTACCCGCGGTCATTAGGGATCCCGACAATCCCAGCGAGGGCATTCGATGAGTCATTTGGGACAACATTTTACTACGTTTAGATTTGGGGTTCTTATACATCCACAATTCATCCGCCACTATACAATTAAGGGACTCAAAATCGATTATCAACTTGTTCCTTCGACTAAGTAACCCCACACTCATAAATCGGGGTTTAATAATCCCCCTTAATCCCACTAATTTTATTTCATCCCTCCATTGTCGAAAAGCCCCGGGAGAGCAAATAATTAGGGGTCTAGGATGCTCCGCCACCATAAACATCCAGGCCAGGGCAATTCGGGTCTTACCCTCCCCCACCCTCCACCAGGCAATACCATTCTCCTCACTATGGGCAATTCTCTGGGCCGCCTCGAATTGCTCCGTGGTCAATAGGGGTCTTAATTTATCTAAGGGGAGATTCATTTTCTATAAAGTTTATTAGGTCCATTACCCGGATGTCTCCACCCTTTCTTATACATCTACCAGCCCATAATAGAAAGACATTCTCAATTTCTGCCCCCGACAAATCGAATTGGGACAATCTGGCAAACTCCTCTATGGTAGGAAATATCGGAAATCTAAGGGGCCACTTGGCTTTCCAAATTTGAAATCTTAAATCTTCATCAGGTCTTTCAAACCTTACCTTGGCAATTAACCTCCTTTCTAATGCCTCATCCAACATATGAACCATATTGGTAGCCAATATTACCAATCCCGGGTATTTGCCGATCTCCACCAATAGAGCATTGATGGGTTCCAACAACCATACCATATCGGGTCCCAGTTTATCCCGATTCATTAGCATGGCATCACACTCATCCAGTAGTATAATGGGTAAATGTCTCTTCTCCAATCGAGCCAGAGTTTGTTCCCCCTCAAATATCTTCTTAATATTTCGGGCAAGTTCTCCAGGCTCATCGGAACCATAATCCGCCATTGATATGTTGGTTACCACTAGATGTAGTTTCTTACCTATATAATAGGCGGTAAGGGTTTTACCCGTACCGGGGGGACCATATAACAATATGGCGGTTCCCTGCTCCCTTATCTTATCCAAACCCCATTTCTTCCAAAGACTACGTTTGGCGTAGGCCTGTATGGCATCCTCTATTCTATTCTCCACCTCCGGAGATAGAATGGGGATATTATATTTTTCCTTTTGCTTCATTTTAATAACCGTTATTAAATAGTACGGTAATAAAATCAGAATTTTTACTCCATAAAATCTCTGAATTCAGAGATTTTTTATTCTGAAATTATTACCGCGGCTATTACTATAATATAACCCTAAAGGGAGAGAAAGTCAACTACCTATTTATCTACGCAGTTAGTTTAGGGTATACCCCATTCATAGCTATGGTATGCATGGCATCTAACTGCCAATCATCTAGTGCTAACAATTCCTTATAATATTTTGTTCGGTAACTACTGGCTCTAATCAATTTGTTGGTATGATTAGTCAACCAATTATGACGAGCATTAAGGTATTGGGAGGTCCATTTTTTTTCATTGCCCCCTTGGACCGGAGTGGTCTCCGAAAACTTATTCCTTAAACTGGACATTATACTTCCTGAATGGAGGTAACTATCGCAAATAATCAGGTAACTAAAGGGCTCCACAAATCCCTCCTTCTCTCCCCATTTAAGAGCGGGAGTCAAATATAGTTCCGAAAACATACCCTCCTGTACCTTTCCCATAATGGGATCCTCCTCCCCCGCACTTCGTAGGAGATTTTTGAAGACCGAGTTATTAACCGTATTAGGATCCTTCATAAGGGAGGTAAATTGAGACAACTCCTCCCCATACTTACTATTGGGATTAGCCACATAGACCCTTAGTACCTTTTCTAAATTACCCCCATATTGGGTAAAACCTATACTTAAGGTAATTTGTTTTTTACCTCCGGGACCATCTGCCATCACCTCCACCTTACCATAGGGAATGGTTTGTACCCCCTGTTCGGCAACGGTTAAAACATTCCTAATTCGATTTAAAGTTTTCTCATCTACCATTATCATTCCTTCCATTCTTTTTGTCCCAACTATTTAAACCTGCCAATCCAAAAACCAATCCTGCTAGGATGGCATGATAACTTTCTAAATACTTAAATTCCGCGGTATGCTCCTCTAATTTTAACCAGGGGGATTGAATAGCCGCTATCTGTACAATCCATACTAAAATTGGTAAACCAAGAAACATACTAATTGTTCCCCAGCACAATGCCCTTCTCCACAGTGGTTCCTTCATTGATCCTCTAATTTTCGGATTTTGTTACTATCAATGGGTAATGCCAACCATTTGTTACCTCCACTCATTTCATAGACTATCCCATTCTCACCTAGAGCATAAAGAAGTAGACGAGGTTTTACCTTACCATCCCTCTCATCGGTTTCCATAAAGTGAACCACCTCAAACTGTATAGCCTTAATGATCGAGTCGGAATTTAGTTTTACTCGGTTATTTTTTAGAGTTGTCATGTCTTTATAATTTTATTCACCGCCAAATAGGGCTGCATGGTATTATGAGGCTGTCCACCTCCTATATTGGAGGAGTTGAAGATACCTCCACCCCCCGCTTGTATGCTGATATTGGCTCCCGATGCATAAACGGACATACCTGTACCCGCTCCATAAATACCTATGCTAGTATAGGCCCCATAAATGCCTACCCCCACTCCGGCAGCAGCGGTATCAGGAGGAGGTAGAATTTGATTTGTCCATGCGCGATTTCCAAAACCGGCCAGGTGACAGTTATTGCCATTACCGATTACCTCTGTTAAATCCATTTGGTAACCGGGCCACATTCCATGATGATGTGCCGGATCTGCTACACTATGAGCATGGGTGGGATCATATACACTATGAGCATGACTGGGATCATATAAACTATGTGCATGTCCATAATCATTTACCCCATGGGTATGATTAGGCAAATTAACACTATGACCATGGGTCGGCATTTGACTGGTGGTTAATGCCGTATTCTCCTCCCCTCCAATCCCTGCTAGAGGTCGATTGCCTAAGCCCGGTCCCTGTCCCGCTCCTATGGCAACCCTACCCCGAAAGTCGGGTAAACCAAAGGTATTAACTCCATCTCCCGCTCCAAATCTGACCCCAATGGTACTAAACAAACCCGGATAGGCGGCCCTAGATACCACGGAACCATCACACCATAACCACCCACCCGCAGGAAGGGAGGCACCCCCATATTCCCACATAACTCCCGTGGGCACCAAACTAGCGATGATAACATCTAAACTGGTCGTGTCTCCCTTATCCTGTAATAGAAGGGTATTGGTGGGGGAGGTTAAACGCTTATAATAGAGAATACTTCCTATTTTGTCCCTGAATAAACCGGGTCCCACCGTATCGGGACCAATATTTTGGGCAGTTACATCGGTACCCGCATTAACTACCACTGAAAAATTAACGGTCCTATCAATTTTAATTACTATCTCAACGTTCTCGATAATGACTGCTCCCGTGGAATCGGGAATGAAGTCTGCCTGATCGAAGGCGTTAGCCACCGTATAAAGTATTTCTGGACCATTATCAATGGTGGCCCTAACCCCTAACTCCCTAAAATAAAAACCCGTGGTAACATTCTTACTACTTAGGTTTCCTATGAGGGTAACCTGTCCCTTTCCATCATCGGACCAACTGACTAAAGGAAAATCCATTATCCAATGTTTTAACTGGGTCATACCCTCCATCTCGGTATCACCAGTGACGGTACCGTCCCCCGCCTCCATCATAACAAAGGCTAACTTTCCTCCCGCCAAGGCATCAGCTAGGGTATCCCATCCAATATCTGTTAATATACTATGATCAAAACCTGCCATATACTAATAATGTGGGGTTGGTTTTAAATAGGGGTTTGTGGCCACAGGAATCTTATTTATCTTTATCCGGGCAATCGCAATTCCTATATACAATTGTTGTATAACCTGAAAGGTAACATCAAACTCATCCATCCAGGACCGAGCATTTTTGACGGCATTAATAGCCGTTAGTAACGTATCCAATTTATCGGGAGGAATTTGTTCCTTTAGAATAACCCGAAAATGATAGGGAGTACCTCCATACTGATACCACTCAGACACATAACCCTTAGCAAAGACCGTCTGTACCATCTGCTCGACAGCATACTTGGTCCCCTTATGCTGATGCCAGTCCACGGACTTTGCAATTAACTCCCTTTTCTTTTCTACCGTTAGGTCCCCCTCAAATCCCTGCCAAACATCAACATGCATCTCCCAGGCTAATACATCCAGTAGGGGAGGTACCTGTTGATCAACAAAGGGCCAAAAGCAGATGGAGGGAATGCAATCATAAATCGATTGTAACTCCGCATCGATGGCCTTACAAGCAGCCTGTACCTGGGGATCATTACGAATTGACGAGGGAACTATATCAATGGTATTCCACATTTTAATAACGGTTATTAATTTCTACTCATCCTCCAAACCCATATAGGTACAAGCGGAACCTATTACCTCCTGAGCTACATGTTCGTTACCCACGGGGACATAAATAAAGGTGGTACTACCGGGAATATCGGTTCTCTTGGCACCGGCACCCACCATCATCTGATCGCACTTTGAGGGGTTAATATCCCTACCTATTTTAGTCTTTTGCCAAATTAAATAGTTTGCATATGCCTCCTGTACCCTTTGCATAATGTCCGCTTCAAACTGTCCATCCTTGGTCTTTATCCAAAAACCCACATTGGGGGTATAATTATCTACAACAGGAGCGGAAACAAATACCTGATCTGTTAGGGGTCTAATCCTATCAGCATTAACTATCTCATAAACCTTGTCGCAAATTTCGGGGGAGGGTAATACCCCATCCTTCATTAGGGGGTGAATAAAAACCTTACCCGCATTGGGAGGATCACTCCATACATTAACATCAATAATCTCGGGACTGGCACCAGCGGCCCAGGACTCATATGCCTCCACAGGTCCCGCGGTGGAAAAGGATTCTGGAGCCATCCAAATTCGAGCCCGTAGGTGATCATCCTCCTCCTTGTTCGATCCTCCACTACTGGTGCTAATGTTGGTCGCACTAACCAAAAAGGGGGCATTCCAACTTACCAACTGATTAATCTGTCCCGGTAACAATCCATTTTTATCGGGTCCCGCCTCCTGTGCCTCTGCCTCAATATCGGTGCTAAGTTGGGTGGCAGATATTCTTCCCTCCACCTTGGTGGCGAATTTGATTCCACTAGAAGTCTGTACCAGAGTTTTTAGGGGTATTACGGCATCAATGGTTAGAGTAGTAGCCAGGGTAAAGCGTAGGGTGGTTAATGCCTTTTGGGGAGGTAATCTTTTGACTCGTGGTCCCCACTTAGCACCCACATTATCTAGGTCCGCCCCATGACTATACTTCAGTAAATTTTCCTTTCCCGTCGAATCAGTGATACTCCTTTGCACCACCAATTGGTAAATAATGGTAAGCAGAAAAAGTCTGACCGGATCGGCCCTTCCCAGGGTCTTATTAACCTTTGTTGCCAGATTGTAGTAATGCTCATAGTTGGTAATCACCTCCGATTCCACCACGGAGGCATCCTTTACACAAAAGTCAATATCCGGCACTATGGTGGAATCAAAGCCAAATAAAGATAATTGAACACCATTACTCATTTCGACTGTTCTCTATCTACATAATCCTGTTCACAAGCCTTCTTTGCTTCTTCCAATGATTTGAATTGACTCCCTAATAAGGTTGGCATAGGCATTCCCGTTTCATCCATAATCATTAGACTAACTGTATATTCCTTCATAGCGGGATTAATTCTGTATACCCCATATTCAGTTTGGGCATAAAAACGTTCCTCTTGTTTCCAATTTAGTGCCATAACTTACCTTTCATTTTAATAACCATTATTAAATTACCATCCTGTATCTGCTACATAATCAAATATTGCTGGAATGGCTCCATTACCGGGAATGGTTTGTGTATTAACCGTTATAGTATTGAATCCCATTGTAGTTACCCCCTGTCCTGCAGATGCCGGATTAACCGTTCCCTGAACAAAAGCATTGTTAATAACTCCCGCATAATAAATAGTTACAGCGGGAATTTTAGCCATAGGCTTAGGAAACTTAAAAGCACCTCTTATCGTATTAGCCCAATAGTAGTAGACAGGGGCAAACAAATCACCTCCACCACTAGCACCCGGAGGTTGGCCATAATCTGCGCTCTTATGAAAATATCTCAAGCAGTTATCATAGTTCTCCTCAAATGGACAATCGATAGGTACGGTACAAATAGATCCCGGCTGATGCTGAACAAAGGCAATATCAAAAGTTGAACCCACTGGATTGTTAGCAAAATTGTCCATACCAATTGGCGCATAAGCTCCAGGAGCCCAAACATCGTTAGCTTGAGCTATTCTATCTGAACCTGCTGCCAAGATTAATCCTAACCAATAACCTAATACTCCTGGTGCAAGATTAAAATTACCTTCATTAGGCCAAATTGGTAGATTAGGTAATTTTATTAAATTCCAAGTATTTGCTAATCCCAAAGTACAGAGTTTAGGCAATCCATACCATCCTGTACCAGTATCAATACTCTCTAAATGAAAACCAAATTTTAAATTGTCCACACTGGAACGTACTAGCAATGAAGTCGAATGAACATCATTAATTAATTCTCGTAAACGTGGTCCTTCAATACCCTGCCAAACACTAAGGTCATCACTTGCTGCTGAAGCTGTTTGATTTGCAGTTAGTGTAAATCGTAGAATTTTACTAGTAATCAAAAAATTAGTTCCAGGTATAGGAACGTTAGCAGTAATTTGTTGGCTATCAATACCCATTGTACCAACCATTCCCCAACTCCAACGATCTAATGCATAACTACCACTAGTACTTCGAATTCCACCTACATTACGTTGGTCAACTTCCATTGTAGGATTACCTATGCTATTATAGCTACGAAGTCTAACGCTATCAATAACAGGCTTAACGGCCGTTTCTAAATCCTGACAGTTATTAGTCCCGTCTACAAAATCCGTTGTTAGCCCACTAACTTTCCTTAACAAACCATCTTGTGTAGTATCTGCAATTGGAGATTGAGCAGTGGAACCGGTAGGCGAAACTTTAATAATGTAGGTTAATACCAGGAACGGAGGAACATTATTATGTGCCGCACTACTTCCAGTATTTTGGTTAGTAGCAGTAGTATTCTGGTTAGTGGCAGTTGTTTGCCCAACCCTCATTTCATAAGTAGAAATAGGTATGCTAGGTACATTCACTCCTGCTCCTGCCTGAACACTAGAATACCATTGTAATCCTGTTGAATGATCGTGCGCATTTTGTGTATGCGTATGTGCATTCTGTGCATGACTATGCACCGGCATTTCAACTACACTTAATATATGATTCTCCTCACCTCCAGTTACTCCTAACACTCGATCAGTTAATCCAACACCCTGTCCTGCTCCTATAACAAATCTAGAACGTAAATCAGGTAAATTAAAGGTAGTACTACCATCACCCGCTCCATAGGTAACTCCTATCAAACTAAACAAATCAGGGAACACAACACGTGAAATCTCCACGCCATCTGCTAACATCCAACTAACGGGAGGACTAACACTAGGCCAAGCTTTAATTGAACCCACATCTTCACTACCAGATTCTCCTCTATCTCCAGTATCACCTTTGTCTCCCTGGTCACCCTTATCTCCCTTAACACCTTGATCTCCTTCCGGTATTCCAAAATCAAGTATAGCATCACTCTCGGTTCCTACATTAGTAACCGTTGCCTGACTACCTGCTGGTAAGGTAGTAGTAACACCTACATTTGTAGTTGCTGCTGGTCCTGCGGGTCCGGGGGTACCATTAACCAGGTCCCCCAACAATGCCTTGATAATGTAGTTTAGCACTAGGAAGGGGGACATGTTCTCATGTGAGGCATTTCCCCCAATATTGGCTACCGATACGGTAATTGCTCCCGCCGAAACAGTTGAAATGGCTGCATAACGAATATCGGTCCATTGTGCTAAACCTCTATCGGCTGCACCACTATAGAAATTCATCGATCGATCGCAAGCACCCGTTTGAGCCCCATAACCCTGCTGTGACTTCCAGTTAGTACTTCCTCCCGGTAAGGTAGATGCACCAGTATTGCTAGTTATTACCCCATAACCATTACCCCCAAAGCCCGAGCCACCACCTAACCAAGCATAGGTATGACTATGATTGAATTGTCCTCCTCCAATACCATGATAGTGGTCATCACCATGTAGATGATCGACACCACTACACCAGTGTGTATGATCGACTCCCGAGCAATAATGTTGGTGTCCCGAATCGGAATGGGTATGCGTACCCTGGGAAGCGGTAGCGGTATGATTATGAGCGGCCAATTCCGAAACCGTGAGAGTATGCCTTTCTTCCCCTCCCTTCATCCCTATTGTACGATTGGTTAACCCTATACCCTGTCCAAAGCCCACCGCTACTCTGCCCCTTAAATCGGGTAGATTAAAATTATCAATACCATCGCCCCCAAATCTGGTACCTATTACCTCATACAAATCAGGATAGTCGGCTATCAACAATTGAACCCCATCACAACCCAACCAACCGGGGGGTATAATATCATTGATCCATAAAGCTACGGTTCCCACTAAACTACCATCCAAACCCTGGGGTCCGGTATCTCCCTTATCTCCCTTATCTCCCTGGGGACCCTTAATATTACCTGTTAAAGTGGCGGGCATAGGTTAATTAAATCGAAAGATATCCCCCGTTATCTGGTTTAAATATAAATCTCCCACTCTAGCACCGGGAAAGGGATCTATCGGATCAATATCTCCCACAAACCAATAACTCCCCGCATCTCCCTTGAGACCCTCGGGTATGGTAAAATCAAAAACGGCAGCATTGGAGGTTCCCACATTAACCACCAAAGCAGGGGTACCGGGTAAACCTGTTATGGTAACTCCCGCAGCAATCGAGGCGGCTTTTCCCGGCTCTCCCTGGGGTCCCGGAGGACCTGGCAGACCCGCAATTGCAACCAGTACATCTATAAAATCCGGAATATTTGCGGTATAGGTATAAGCGACCTTGGTCACCTCCCCGGAGGAGGGAGTAACTCCCGAGGGATAGAGACTGGGTAGAAACTCGGTAGCGGTAACCGCGATCATTACATTGGGATTTAATTTTCCCGCAATCCCTTCTCCGGAGTACTCAATTTGCTTAAAGAGACATCGAGGCTCATACAGGGCTACCTTCATGGCTACCTCCTGAGAAAGCATAGCCTCCGCCACGGGAATAGGTTTATCCACCATGGTGAAATTCATCCCAAACTCTCGATCTAGGGGGACACTAAAATATTCCGTTAGTAGAATATACTTAACATTTTGAAAAACCTCCGCCACTCCCATGGCACCAAAGTTAATATCCTGATCTAGGTAGATACCTCCCTCGGGAGTAAAGATTTGTAACCTGCCCACCATCGAGTCCGTGAAGGTATCCCGGGTTTGCGGCATCTGAGGTGTAACCTTGGTTAACTCCACTCCATTCATGATAACAATACCCTATATTCCTTCAATTGAACATCTACTCCCGCTCCAAAGAGAACTCCCCTACCATCAAACCATCTATGTTCCTCCGTGACTCCAATGCAAACAAACAGATTGAATCCCAGAGTTACGGGGCGCATTCCCACCAACAGGGGTGCAACAAATCCCTCCTTTACATAGGTTCGCAACACCAACAGGGAGGCCGCGGGATCACTACCCCATTGCTTATTGAAATTCATTCTAAAGGTTACCTGAGTTAATCCGGGCCCGGTGAATTCCAGTATGGGCATTTGCAGATGTACATCATGCTGGGCAAACCTATTGGTATTGCTAATAGTCAGGTCCGAAAAGGTATGGACCCTTTTCCTACTACACTCAAAAAGCAATATGCCAAAGGTTCCCAGCATTTAATAACGGTTATTATTTGGTGTGTTTAGGATCTTCGATGGTATAGCCAGGGGGCATCTCTGGTGCTCTCCTCATCTCGAAATTCGGTTTCCCCGGATTCTCGATCCCTGTTTTCTCCATCTTCTGAATACTGGCCAGGACCAAAATGGCTGCGGCCATTTTATCCCCCTCCGTCTCCTCCAAATATTCATCATATAAATCTAAAATCTCCTTGTTAGCCATAATCTTGGCGATCTCCTGTAGAGCTCTTAGGTACCCCCTATTTCTTATTACAAATTTCATGATCCATTTCCGCTGCCATCTTCATTCTTTACATGTGGATGACCAATTGTTTCCGTTTTCTGGTAGGGCTTAATGTCATCGACCCAAAGCATTCCCGTGATCTTAGTGTTAGGTGCATCTAAGGTAATTAAGGACGCCTTGATTGTGGCATTACCACTACAAGTAATGGTAGCATTACTACAGACAATGCTAATGGGATTCGGTGAATTAATCGTCAGTTGTCCCTGTCTGCCCGCCCTGATCTGTACCCCGTCCCTGATGATTGTGGTCAGACTCTCCCGATATTCCATAATCGTTCCATCAGCATAGGTGATGTGCCTCGTATCGGGGTCCGTTATGGGAGGAGGATTACCGGTATTATAAAATGATCCGTCGATGAAGCCATCCTCATTGGAGTTAGGTAACATCGTCACATTAACATCATCACCCACCTTCGGACAATAAAAGGAACTGGTCGAACGACTACCCTGTTGTTTAACGGGAAGCGGTTTGGATACCAAGCCCTGCTTGTCGAGGAACTGCACCCGGCAGCAGACCTGCGTTTCGTCACAGAGTACCTCCGTCACCTTCCCGTGTCGGAACATGTTTCTTAACTCCGAATCCCTACCCGTCTTGTTAACCGGGAATACACTATCAGAATCGTAATCCATTTAGTGAATATGTACCCCAAATACTCCTAGAGAATTCAATGCATACAACAAAAATATCAGCCCTAAAATAACTCCAATAATCTGAAGTGGTTGTCCCTTAATAAACATTCCACAAATAAACCAAATCAAATATAGAACCAAGCCTGCTATTAGTAATGATATTAAGGTGGAAATCATAACGGTTATTAAATCTCGGTTCCCTCTTTGGGAGATACTAGTTCTAAAATAACCCGAGTAACGGACTCTCCCGTCGCAGGATTAGGAGGAATACCAGGATTGACATCCACCCCAGAAACGGTCCAGGTAATAGTTTTATCCGGACCAGTAATGGTACTTCCCACCGTATGCTTTGCCAGGTAACTAGCCAATTCGGCGGAACCCGTTGGAAATAAGCTATTTATTGTCATAACAATTTTAAGGTTGGCTCCGGAGGTGGATCTTTTATTCCACCCCCAGAGATATTCTAACTACTTTTTACTAGGAACTGGCTGGGCCGAAGGAGGTAATCCCTGTCCCGGTGAGCCCGGTGGTACGGGCCAAACTCCGGGAGGTACCTCGGTTCCGGGTGGGTAATAAATGGGCGGCATGACCACTCCTCCACCCGGAGGATAAACGGGTCCTCCACCCACTACGGGCGGTGCTGGCGGGGTTGGCCAAATTCCCGGAGGAGGTGTAATGGGTCCTCCATCCACGGAGGGTGGCAAATGTGGTGGCCATACTCCAGGAGGAGGTTGGATAACTATGGGATGGCTTGGCTGTCCCCCTGGCGGTTGTGGCCAAACCCCTACAGGAGGCTGTGGAGGCCAAACTCCTACGGGAGGCTG